CTTAGGTCTTATGTTCCGCGAAAGTTTAGATACTAATAGCGGAATGCTCTTCATTTTTGAAGAAGTTGCACAACAGTCATTCCACATGACTGAAACCAGAATCCCTCTTGATATTGCTTTCATCAGAGAGGATGGTACAATCGAAAGCATTAAAGAATTAGAACCGTTCGACGAGAACCCAGTCTTCTCTGAGGGAGAAGTTCTGTGTGCGTTAGAAGTAAATCGCGGATGGTTTGAAGAAAACAACGTTGAAGTAGGTGACCAGATTGATATTGAGGAAGGCAAGAAAGATGCTTGCTACCACAAAGTTAAGTCACGCTACTCTGTTTGGCCAAGTGCATATGCGTCAGGAGCACTAGTCAAATGTCGTAAAGTTGGTGCTGCCAACTGGGGAAACAAGTCTAAGACTAAGAAAGAAGAATTTGAACTTGATGAAAAGTGTTGGAAAGGTTATGAGAAAAAAGGTATGAAGACCATGTTTGGAAAGAGATATCCAAACTGTGTTAAGAAAACCAAAAAAGAAGAAGTTGAACTGATTGATGAAAAGAAAGGTTGTATGCACAACCACAAAGGTGAAGAATGTCCGGTGCATGGCAAGAAGGAATGCCCTGACATGGTTGAAGAGGCAGTAAGAATGCCATCCAAAACTGGTAACGTTATTGCAGTCTCTCTGAATTGGAGAGGTAAGTTCTACATGATTAAAATGTTCTTCCCCTCAGTTAAGGTTCCTAGCAGAGCAGAAATTCAATCAACGATTGAAACTGTATATCCTGGCGCAAAAGTACAAAGCTACCAGGTATCCGAGTATGAACCAGGGCAACCGGTTCTCCATGCAGAAGGAGCAGCATGGACCAAAAAAGCAGGCAAAAACAAAGAGGGCGGACTTAACGAAAAAGGACGAAAGTCTTACGAAAGAGAGAATCCAGGAAGCGACCTTAAGGCACCTAGCAAGAAGGTTGGAAATCCCCGTAGAGCGTCATTCTGCGCTCGAATGAAAGGAATGAAGAAGAAGTTGACTTCAAAGAAAACTGCAAACGACCCAGATAGCAGAATCAATAAATCTCTTAGAAAGTGGAATTGCTGATTAATTTATGAGTGAAGTATATCTTGGTAATCCCAATCTAAAAAAAGCGAATACTCCTATTGAGTTTACTCAAGAACAAGTTCTTGAGTTTCTGAAATGTAAGGAGGATCCAGTTTATTTTGCAAAAAACTATGTAAAAATTGTTTCTCTCGATGAAGGACTAGTTCCTTTTCAACCTTACGACTTTCAAGAGAAACTAATCAATAATTTTCATGGCAATAGATTTAACATTTGTAAGATGCCTAGGCAGACAGGCAAATCCACAACTGTTGTATCTTATTTGCTTCACTATGCAGTTTTTAATGATAGTGTTAATATTGGTATCCTTGCTAACAAAGCAGCAACAGCGAGGGAACTTTTAGGAAGACTTCAGACAGCATATGAAAACTTGCCGAAATGGATGCAGCAAGGTGTGCTAGTATGGAACAGAGGTTCTTTGGAGTTAGAAAATGGCAGTAAGATATTGGCAGCTTCTACATCTGCGAGTGCTGTCCGAGGCATGTCGTTCAATATCTTATTCCTCGACGAATTCGCGTTCGTTCCAAATCACGTCGCTGATTCCTTCTTTGCATCTGTTTATCCTACTATTACTTCTGGTAAAAGCACAAAAGTCATCATAGTCTCAACGCCACATGGCATGAATCACTTCTACCGTATGTGGCATGATGCGGAGAGAGGTGAAAATGAATATGTACCAACGGATGTTCACTGGTCTGAAGTTCCAGGTAGAGATGATAAATGGAAAGCAACAACAATTGCTAACACGTCTGATGCACAGTTCAAAGTTGAGTTTGAATGTGAGTTTTTAGGGTCGGTCGATACTTTGATTGCACCAAGTAAACTTAGATCATTAGTATATGATAATCCAATCCAAAGAAATGCTGGACTAGATGTCTATGAACCTCCGAAACAAGACCACGATTATGTAATGACAGTTGACGTTGCTAGAGGGGTTGGAGAAGATTATTCAGCATTCGTCTGTGTGGACATCACCGAGTTTCCTCATAAAGTAGTTGCCAAGTATAGAAATAATGAAATCAAACCGATGTTATTTCCCAACGTCATTTATGAGGTAGCAAAAAATTATAATGGTGCATATATCTTATGCGAGGTGAATGATATTGGAGATCAAGTAGCAAGTATTATCCAATATGATCTTGAATATCAAAATCTCTTGATGTGTTCTATGAGAGGTAGAGCAGGACAGATTGTTGGTCAAGGATTTTCTGGTAAGAAGACACAGTTAGGTGTCAAGATGTCTAAGACCGTAAAGAAGGTTGGATCACTTAATCTCAAAACTTTGATTGAGGCAGACAAACTCATCTTTAGTGACTATGAAATTATTTCTGAACTGACAACCTTCATCTCAAAGAGTAATTCTTTTGAAGCAGAAGAAGGTTGTAATGATGACTTAGCGATGTGTCTGGTCATCTATGCCTGGTTGGTTCAAATGGACTACTTTAAAGAGTTGACCGACCAAGATGTTCGTAAGAGATTATATGAGGAACAAAAGAATCAGATTGAGCAAGACATGGCTCCATTTGGTTTTTTAAATGATGGTCTAAGTGATGACAGTTTTGTTGATAGTGAGGGCGATAGGTGGACAACCGCAGAGTATGGTGATAGATCTTACATGTGGGAATATCTCTCATGATAGATTTTGATGGTCAAATAAAACTTGGTCATCTTCTTCTTCAAGACAGAAAATGTAGAACTTGTGGAGAGATCAAAAATCTTGTAGAGGGATTCTATAGAACAAGAAAAGATAGAGGTCCAGTTGCATCTTCATACTCATATGAGTGCAAAGAATGCACTATAAAGCGAGTTGTAAATACTCCAAAGAAAGATACTAATAAGTGGGAATATCCTGATTGGTAGTTCACGTCTCATTTCCCCTCTGAAAGTGCTGTAAATTCTAAATACTTTCAGATAAACTGAGACACGGAGAACAAAACATGGCGACTCCTCAATTATCTCCTGGAGTATTGGTAAGGGAGGTTGACCTAACAGTAGGGAGAGCTGATAACGTTTTAGATAATATTGGCGCAATCGCTGGTCCTTTTAGAATTGGACCCGTCGAAGAAGCAATTGACATCAGCACCGAGCAAGAGTTAATCAACACTTTCGGAAAGCCACTTTCCACAGACACCCAGTATGAGTACTGGATGAGTGCTGCTAACTATCTTTCTTACGGTGGCGTTCTCAAGGTTGTAAGACAAGCAGACGACAATCTGAGAAACGCTAACGCTGGTGTAGGTATTGCATCGACTTCTGTCCTGAAAGTCTATAACTACGATGACTATCAGAACAACCACACCACAGACGCATCATTCGTTTATGCTGCTAAGAACCCTGGTTCCTGGGCAGACAAACTGAAGATTTGCTATATCGACGATGCTGCTGACCAGATCATCGGTATCAACACAACCAACCTTGCAACTGCTGGTTTCTCCATCGGTTTCGGTGTTACTGCTGCGATTAGCGGAACTCAATCAGGACTTGGAACAACTGGAACATTTACTGGTGCTCTGAAGGGTATTATCACCGGTGTTAATACTTCAAGCACTGCTTCACTCAGCACGATTGAGGTTAAGATTGTTTCTCAAGTATCTTCTGCAGGAACTGAAACAAGAATCACTTATGCTGAAGGTAATGCGTTTAGAGCTTTCGACGGAAGTGATGCAATCTTCCCAGTAAACAATTCTGGTATCAATACCGGATCTGGAACAGATGGTGCTAAATCATTCACTCCTGTTGCACTCTCAGTCAAAGACTGGTATGAGGAGCAAACTTTGGGTCTCAGCAATCAAACCATCTACTGGAAGACCTTAGCACCAAAACCAGAAACTAACGTTTATGTTTCTGATAGACAAGGTAAAGGTGATGGTTTAAACGTTGTTGTTGTAGATGACAAAGGAACAATTAGTGGTATTAAAGGAAACATTCTTGAGAAGCATGTAGGCATCTCTAAAGCAAAAGACGCAGTTTCTTCAGTCAATGCACCACAAAAGATCTGGTATAACCAGTTCTTGGCAGATTATTCAGCAAATATCTATGCTGGTAAGAACCCATCTGCTGCTGCTGACGCATATTGGGGAACAACTCCACAATCAACTGGATTCTCTTCTGGTTGGACTAAAGTTACTACTTCTGGTGGTGTTTGGGGACAAGATGCTCAAGGTGTTAAGTTCAGTGCTTTAGGTAACGTAGTTTACACATTCGCTGGTGGTGCTGATTATTCTGCTACTGGTGGAATGAAGGCAGAACTTGCAGATCAA